TTTTGTGTCTTCCCTTGTCAGGGAAATATATTTCAGAAGAAATTAGCGAGTTACGATAATGCGAACCAAACCACGGGGGTTATACGCCCCAATGGCCAAGTTCTCGAACATTGAGAACCCGATCGTGCGTTCTTCACTATTGTCCGCACTCAATACTGTAAGCTCGGTCCTAACAGGGATCCGGCCGAAATGCTCCGGCTCGCAACAGCAGTAAACAACACCCTTAGGAACAAGACGGGAAACAATGAACTGGGCATTCCACCCAGTTGACATCATACCAGTCTTCCACAAGGTGGCCTGGCTCTCAATGTCCAACACGTCGCGCCCGAACTTACGGATGTCCGCATAGTCCGTCGCGTTCATGTAAACACGAGCCACCCGAAGATCTTGCGATTCGATCTCAGCGAACGCATCTGCAAGGACAGCGGGGGAGACGGGGGCAACCACCGGGATGTCAGGGTTCGTTCCGCCCGGGAGCTCGTCGAAACCGTTCACCGCAATAGCATCCATGATGCTGAAGACGCGATCATCTTCAGCAGCCTGAATCTGAGCCTTACCCAGATCCTGCATACGCTTCAAAAGGTCATACCGACGCTCTTTAACCTGCGTCAGGGGGGCCTTAGGAAGGCACGCGATTTCAAAGAGGGGGAAGATCACGCGACGCGGCTTCATCACCGCAGTGATCGATTCACCTTCTTCACCAATCACGTACGCAGTTACGTCCGGATCTTTGTCGTAGATGGGAAGCGCTCCGTCCGGAAGCTGCTCCACCAAAAAGGTCTTGCGACCAACGGACGAATAGTCACGTCGCTCACGAAGGGACTGTATCATCGAAGCAGCGAGGCGACGGCGCCCCTGCTGTGACTCGATGTACTTATCCACGATCTTTTCTTTGATCGCGTTGTCCACCACCTGCACGCCGAAGGAATTCATGATTTTGTCCTTTCTTGTCCTAAGAGCTTAGACGAAGAGCTCAAAGAACATCTCCGTGCTGATGGAATCGGGAACGGAAAGGACAACACCCATTCGGGTGACATCGGCTTCCGTGACGTTAGTGGCATTGCTGCCGAGAGCGTTGGCCTGAATCCACGCCGCTTCGTACGAGTCCTGCCAGACGTTCGTCAACAGACCATTCACTGATCCGTAGAGGAAGTCACCATTGCTGTACGTCAGCGCGTTACCAACTGCGTTGCCAGCTGATTTACCAGAGGTAGCAGGCGGAATGCCCTGAGCCGCGCCCAGAGTGGTCTGCACCTGAGTCTCGTAGATCTTCGATCCACCGGCACCACCACGCAAGAAAGGACCCTTGCCGGAAGCAATACCAGGTGTATTCTCGAACGCATTCCCGAGAGCATCGTTGATGAACAACCCGAGAGGACGCGTGTTCTTTACGTATGCCGAAGCAACTTGAACAGCTCCTCCCACAACATTCGGGCCAATGTCAGGCCGAATGAACGCAACCGAACCCCCAAGTACGCCCTTCTTTACGTTTGAAGGGAGCGTTGTAGACTTCGCAGAAGTCGTAGTTACAACGTTTGGATTGTTCTGAGTTAAACCGTCAGGTGCTAAGGACGGAATGGTGTCCTTAATCAGCGAATAAAGAATTCGCAGCGCACCCTGACTGAGGCGAAAATCGCCTGATGCTTGACCGCCTATGGTTCCCATGAGTTCTCCAGCTCCCGATAGCTTAAGTTATTGCAAACTGTTCAGTTCCACACAAACAGGGCTTCAGTTCGAAGATTCGCGAAGCCGTCTATTCGTGTTTTTTCTTTTCAGTTGCCGTCACTCCAACTACCGCGTCTGATGCCTGTCTTCGTATTTTCTTCAGTATATGTCATGACCAAAATTCCCATAGGGTAATCTGGATCATGTCAGACTTTGAGGTTTAATCAGGGGCGTTCCCAGATGCTATCCAGCGCTTCGTCAGCACTGTTTGACTTACTGGCCTGAACAGCTCCAAGCTTTTTCGCACCGCGAGTAGAAGCTGTCCGAGAAGTTGGGCCGTAGCCGCTTTCACGAGCT